TTCACCACTCCACGTATGCCAACTATAAGTTGACTCACCATTGTGTTTTATTTCACCAGTGCTGTATTTTAACTCTATATCAATATGTTTTTTCTCTCTAAAGTTATAAGCGATCTCATTACCTTTATAGAAATCTTTAAGTTTTTTCCCTGATGGTGCTACGTTAACAGAGTGCCCCGTGCCTGCACGACGAAAATTACCTCCACAGTTCACACACTTATCTACTATTTTTTTTCTACCATACATTATTGATCCTCCTTATTTAATTGTATTGAGTCAAGAATTGCTTTTCCTGCTTTAGTCATGTGATAAGTAATATCTACCCACTTTTGAAAAAATGTATGCTGACTAAAAGCATATACCCATCCTGCATCAGAGGGAGTGGTTGCTACACCGCCACCTTCGAACAGAAACTTATATTTAGGATTACCATTAACTGAGTTATTCAATCGTTGAACCCCTGTAACTTTTTGATTTTTAATTTTATGTATTTTCATTTCTTTCTCCTGTTAAAATATGAACCAATCTGCAAGTGCAACCAGACTTACAGGTAATGAAAGAGCAAGGTAGATCCAATCTTCCTTGCTCGCTAATTTAAGATCGTTGATAATATATTTAATCATTTCTTTCTCCTGTTGAAAGTGGCTCTTTATTGAGCCACCACTTGTAAAGTTGAACGGCTATAAGGATCGAACTCAATTCCTGCATCCTCAAGACATTTGTTTAAAGCATCATGATAAGACTCAGTGAAAAACTCAGTTTCAATATCATAAAGTTCTGCTGCTGAACCATAAAGATGTATAAAAACATTTTGGCCATCATCAGTAACAACAAATTGCTCATTGTTATGAAACATTTTATTAAGGTTTACATCCACCAAAACAAACTCACTGCACCATGCTTTAAAATCTTCTTTAGACACTTTGTCTTTAGTACCTTTGTAATAAAATACAGCATCGTAATCACCAACAAGATCCATATCAAATCTATTTTGATCAGTTGGGTGAATTGATTCTTTACGAGTTAAAATATCAATTGAAAATTTATCATTCTCAAAAGAAGAAACGATTTCTTCTTCACCGCTTTTAACTCTTTTAGCGTGTTGATCTTTTAAAAAGTTAACTAAGATTTTGTTAATTTGTTTTTTTAAGTTTTTCATTTTTGCCTTCTTTCTTTCTATTTGTTAATGCCTTACTTATATAGTATTTTATAATATTTTAAAACATTTATCTTATTATTGGCTGTTTTCTGGGGTTTCTAGGGCCTCTATTATTTGTCTAATCCATGAATTTTCATCAATCATTTCAAAGTACAACCACGTACAATATTGATCACTTAAATTACCTTGTAGGAATTCATCGTACCTGCAGTCGCGCATGAAGGTTTGGTAGGGCGTATGATAAACATAAAGGTAACAACATACGCCCACCGTGATACACGCGACCACCAACTTAATCATTTTTTTTATCTGGCATAGGATTGGTTGCTTTATCGATATCTTTCATATCGTCTTCGCGCAAATAGTTATCTTTTTTACGACGCGGATGATTAATAATTTTTTGAAAAGACACATGAAAATTTGCTACCCAATTACTTAACTGAGATTTATAGCTTTCATATCTCTCTTTGAATTTCTTTTCCCCGTCAGGATAATCTATCCATCCAATTTTTAACGGATCAAAAGTTTTCTTCCCTGCAACATGAGTAGAATAATATAAATGATCTAATTGATCAAAAATATTCTCTTTAACAAGTTTATCGATTTGATCTAGCCTATCATAAATAGACTTATCTTTTTCTGCTTGACGGAAATCTTTAATCGTTTTTTCTGCCTCATCTAATTTTTTAGATAACTTAAAGTTTTTAACCTCTAATGATCTAAAGATGATATTAAGGATCTCCGCTTGATTGATAGTAAAAGACTCAGAGAAAAAGTTTTTGATTTCAAGTTTATTGTCATTCCACTGGTCCTCATACGTACCAGTTACATTAATATGACGGATTAAATCTTGTTTGGAGGGTTCATTAATATCTCCAACAAAATCATCCGTATTCCATTCATCAGGATCAATTCCTTTACCAAAATTAAGAGGTAATATTTTTTCATGATTAGTATTAATGCTCCATGGATACTCACCTAAAACAGAAGCAAGCTTCTCTGTATCAGTATTAATGCTCCGCGTTTCGCGATCAAGCGGTTCTCGCCATTCCTCCTGATCATACGCTTCAAAATTTTTTTCGTGATCCAGCTCCTGATAAACAAAATTGATCAGGAACTTTTTAAAAAATAATAAGTCTTTTTTTTCTTCTTTCTTTTTAACCATGTTTCCTCCTAAAAGTTAAAGTCGTAAAATTTTCTTGGTTCATTTGCTAGTGTGTACTTATTACCACCAGTATCTTTCCATTCACCACTCTTATGTTGGCGAATATAAAACGAATGATTGTTTGTATTGGATGTAATATCCCATTTTTGTTTATGTTGATCGGCAAGGTGACCTGCAAAGCCACCATCAAACCATTCTTTTTTCCATTCAAGCTCTTTACAATCAAGAGCTCGGATAACTATTTTTTTGTCTGTTTTAATTTCAACCACCTCAAATGGTTCGACGTCCGTGTAACCGTGTTTGTTAGCGTATTTTTCTGTAATCATTATCTTCTCCTTTATGTTTATATAATAATTTATAATGATTTATAATATATATTCAATACTTATTGATATTATGGCTGTTTTCTGGGGTTATTTGAGGGTACAGTTTCCCTCTTCATCGACCATTAATATGCGTATCTTGAGTTTCTTCTGGAGGTCTGTTTGTGTGCGTGTGATGAGATATCCTTTGTATTTTCCTGACTTGCGTGTGCTTGTTGATTTAACATCAACTAATAATATTTCTCCGTGCTCATTAATACCAACGAGATCACAAGGACCTAGGCTTGAGAGATTATCAAAGACATAGTAACCTTGATCCGATAGAAATTTAATTGCTTGGATGTGCGATATGAAACCTTTTTGATGTTTTCTATTCACTTGATTAATATAGCATCAGTGATGATAGGTGTCACGTGGTCCGTGATCCGTGGTCCGTGGTTCACCTTACACTACTTACACCTTTTCCCACCCCTTTTAAAAAAAAAAAATTTAAAAACGAAATACTAGTGTAAGGTGTGTCAGGTAGACAAAATAATCGTTTGTTTAAGCCATAAACTACCTTACACTTGTCGAGTTTTAGTAGTGTAAGCCTGACACTAGTAGTGTAAGGTAAAAACATTGATTGGCAGAAAACAGCCCTTTTGTTCTTTGCACCACGAGAAAAATAATTTATATGTTGATTTATAAAGAGGGTTAGAAATAGTGTATTATGGTTAAAATAATTGATGGAAGAAAATCACGCAAGTTAACACCAATGCAATTACGATTTGTTTATGAGTTTTGTACTAAGACATTAATGGGCTTGCAATCTGCATCTGAGTCTGCGCGTAAAGCAGGATACTCTGACTCTGCAGCTAGAAGATCTGCTTGGGAGTTACAAGATCCAAAGAAATATCCATTGGTTGCTGAGGCCATCTACGATATGAAAAAAGAATTAGCAGATAAGTATTCTGTTAGTATGGATAAGCATGTTGCAAGGTTAGATAATCTTAGTAAAAAAGCTGAAGATGAAAAACATTATGCAGCAGCGATCAATGCTGAGGCTTTAAGAGGTAAGGCTGCAGGATTGTATGATCCAACAATAAGAATGGAGAGTGCTGTTGAGAACTTACCGCGCGATCAACTATTGCAAAAACTAAGTGAACTACAACGCAAAGGAATTCCAATTGTTAATGAAGAGAATGTCATTGAACAAGAAGAGACTAAGCCTGAACCAAAACTAATTGAACAAGAAAAGAGTAATGACTAGAAAAGAAATAAATGAACAATATGGTGATCTTAACCTTTTATGTGTAGATGGTATGGACGAAGCTATTATTGGTGTAGCTCAACAGTTTAATACTATGTCTGTGGCTTACAATAGAAATAAATGTATTGAAATTTTAATGAGGTGGGGCGGAACCCATTTAGATGCAGTAGAGTATTTTGAGTTTAATATCATTGGTGCTTACGTAGGAGAGAACACTCCTACTTTTATAGATTTATGACAAAAGTGTTTTTATTGGTTGTTAGTTTATGGGGTTACAATGGTGACACCTGGGTTTATACTGGTAACCAAATGGTTCTTGGAGATCCAATGCTTAAAGAACAATGCGAGGAAATTGTAACTAAGTGGACCAAGTTTGAAATGAATAAATACTTTCGTTTCTCAATTGAGTGTATTCAAGATTTTCATAAGAACATATAATCGCGTATCTGTGCTTTTTAAAAAAATAATCAATTAACAATGATAGAATGAAAGAGTCTTACTTTGTTAAATTAATAAAGAAGAAGCTCACTATTTATGACTGGTTGCGCATTGAGACTACAACTCTTCATGGGTTCCCTGATATGATTGGAGTTGCTCCACGTTTAGATACGATCTTCATTGAGGCTAAAGTTGCAACTGGTAACAAGATCAAGTTGAGCCCACATCAAATAGCAATGAACATTAAACTGTGGAAGGAGACTGGAGGTTGCAATTACATATTGGTTTATCAGCAACACGCGAAGCACCTTCCCCCAGA